AAATTAGTAATTTAGAAATGAAAATAGAAATGTTAGTAGCTTCTAAAGATATGCTTGAAGGTATGGTTATCAAACTTCAAGATGATACAATAGACAGACTACTGCTAAACAACACACTTAATTATGATGACTGTAAGTCAGGAAAGTGTGGATGTAAAAACAAGTGTAAAGATGAGTCTTAAATATTTTAGATATGAAGAATTTGACTCTCCAGATTTGCCTAACTCTGGTGCTGCTAATATGGACAACAACTTTCTTTCAATGCTCGATATTGCAAGGGGGATTGCTGGTATACCCTTCAAAATTTCTTCTGGATTCAGAACAGATAATTACAATCAATCGCTTAGTGCAAGAGGATATTCAGCGAGTCCAAACTCAAGCCATCTTAAAGGAGAGGCAGCAGATATTGTCTGCAAAAGCTCAAAAGATAGATGGACTATCATTACAGCTCTCCAAGAAGCAGGATTTAAAAGAATTGGGATTGCCTCCTCATTTATCCATGTGGACTCCAGCGACTTATGGAAAAGTTCACCTGTTATATGGACTTACTAAAACTGATACAGTAGGAAGCACTATAAATGATTAAAACAATACTAAATTTACTTACAGGAAGAAACAAAGGTAAGTCAGCTATAGGAGGTCTTGCAATAGAACTCAGAGAAGCTATAAAAGGAAAAGAACTTGACCCAAATGCAATACTTGAAATCCAAGCTAAAATCAATGAAATTGAAGCACAACATAGAAACTTATTTGTTAGTGGTTGGCGTCCTTCTGTTGGGTGGGTATGCTCTCTTGCATTTGCTTATCACTTTGTTGCCTTTCCAATTATTAAAACTATATATCCAAATACTGAATTTCCTGTATTAGAAACAGAACCTTTATTTACAGTTCTAATGGGTATGTTAGGCTTAGGTGGTTTAAGGACCTATGAAAAAATAAAAGACAAAGCAAAATGATTTGTCCACATTGTATATTGGTGGTTTTAAGTTTGATTTATTTTACTTTTAGATAATGGCAAAACAAGCTACCTTTGTATATAGAGTAAAAAAAAAGATAAAAAGAAAGGGTAGACATTCTAAAAAAGCATCCTTACTTAAAAATTCAAAGACCTACAAGAAGCTCTATAGAGGGCAAGGCAAATAATTTTTAGAAATTATGAACAATATTTTACATCTTAAAAAAATTCCTTCTAACTTTGGTGGGTTAGTGGGATATATGTC